GAGTGTTCTTGTATTCAGTAAAAAAATTAGAACCCATAAAAACAACCACTTCAGGAAAAGGGTCAACTGATGAAGAAGCTTTACTTGCTTTGAATATTCCTGAACTGAATGCATTGATACAGATTAGAAAACTTCAGAAAATTCGAGATACCTATCTTGGTGGGTTCCTTCGAGAACAAGTTAATGGGATTATTCATCCTTCATTCAATCTGCATTTGGTAAAGACTTTTCGAAGTTCCTCAGACCGTCCTAATTTCCAGAACATACCAATGCGAGATAAGGAGAGTATGCAACTCACCCGTCGTGCTTTGTTTCCAAGACACGGACATCAATTACTATGTGTTGATTACTCTGGATTAGAATTCAATATAAATGCTTGCTATTCCAGGGATCCAGTTATGGTAGAATATTGTAACGATCCATCTTCAGATATTCATGCTGATATAGCGAGGCAAGTTTTTTTGTTAGATAATTTTGACAAATCAATACCAGATCATAAAATATTGAGATCTGCTGCAAAGAATGGATTTGTATTTCCTCAATTGTATGGAGATTATTATAAAAATTGCGCTTCGAATTTATCCTGTAATTGGGGCCATCTTAGTACAGGGAAATGGAAAAAGGGGCAGGGGATTTCAATAGAAAACATATCCTTATCAGACCACTTAATTGAAAAAGGTATACACTCTTTATCTGATTACGAAGAACATATAGAGAAAGTACAAGATAAATTCTTTACTAAATTTTCAGTACATTCCAAGTATATGAAAACAACCTATCGCAATTACATTAAAACTGGAAAGGTTACTTCACATACTGGGTTTACATGCTCGGGGATAATGTCAAAGAATCAAGTTCTAAATGCACCAGTCCAGGGATCGGCGTTTCATTGTCTTCTTTGGGCTTTGATTGAATCAGATAAAGCATTGGACCAACGCAACCTTAAAACACGTTTAATAGGACAGATACATGATGAATTAGTACTTGATGTTTACCCACCAGAACTACCTGAAATCCTAACATTGGTTCAAGAAATAACCTGCGTAGAATTACCGAAAGCATGGAAGTGGATTAATGTTCCCTTATCAGTTGATGCAGAGGTTTGTGGAGTGGACGAAAGCTGGGCTAATAAAAAGAAAATAGATATACCTTAAATCAAATTGAATTTTTTAGTATAATATAATAAAGGAAAAATATTTAAACAATGAGCTTGTATTTAAAATACCGCCCCACAACACTTGATGAGGTCTTTGGGAACATTGAAGCATTGGAATCTTTATCAGGGATGTTGAAGAGGGATACTCCACATGCTTTTCTATTAACAGGACCTACTGGTTGTGGGAAAACAACTATTGGTAGGATCATTGCTAAAGAACTCGGCTGCCCTCCTAGTGATAAAAATACAGACTTTAAAGAAATAGATTCTGCAGACTTTCGCGGTATTGATACAATCAGGAAAATACGTGAGACAGCAAATTTCAGCCCCCTGAAAAACGTTTGCAGGGTTTGGCTGATTGACGAATGTCATAAGTTGACCGGTGATGCCCAAAGTGCATTGTTGAAGATCCTGGAAGACACTCCGAAGCATGTATATTTCATTCTCTGTACCACAGACCCGCAAAAACTCTTGCCTACCATAAAAGGCAGATGCTCTGTATTTGAAACCCGTCCATTGGATGAACGACAAATGATGAGCTTGCTTAGAAAGGTGGTCAAAGCAGAAAATGAATCATTGGAAAAACCAGTGTATGATCAAATCATCCAGGATAGTTTCTGTCATCCGAGAAACGCCCTTCAGATATTGGATCAGGTATTGAGAGTTGATTCGGAGAATAGATTAGCCACAGCAACCAAAGCAGCTGAAAACCAATCTCAATCCATCGAGTTATGTAGAATTCTGCTGAAAGGAGGAGGATGGAAACGAGTAGCTGTAATATTGAAAGGGCTGAAGAATGAAGATCCAGAATCAATCCGTCGGCATATACTGGCGTATTGTCAATCAGTTTTACTAAACGGAGATCAAGAACGGGCTGGATTAATTATGGAAGAAATGATAGAACCATTTTATAATACAGGATACGCCGGATTAGTGTTTGCTTGTTATTCAGTAATGAAAGGATAAATAATGAAATTAACTGACTTGCATTTAGCAATTATGAATCGAGATGATTGTTCGCATGAGGACGCTCATCATTTAGTAACTGAAATGAGATCTGAAGTGCATGAACAACAACGAGATCCTGAAGATGTTCTTTTTGGTGAAGGATTTGAACCAGATTATGTTTTTGATTTATTATGATGTTGGGGTGTTTTAGGGAGGAGTCACGATTGTTTTCAAATTCAATTCATGACTATTAGGGGTTTTTAGTTTGTGGCTCCTCCCTTTTTTAAGTTCTTTGAAAATTTGGTAAGTATCCTGAGCCGGCAGGGAAGTAAGAAATTGGCATGTGATCCGCCCACAATTTCACGCATGCAGCTCGTGGCGTCCTAGGTGCCCACGCAAGATAAGATGGGAAAACTTTCTTTAGATACTTACCATTCACATTTAAGATCGAGGTGTGGGTAGCATGATAAGGCGGGGCGCTTGGAAACAGTCGCTTATCTAAGTTCTTTCTGCAGGAAGGTAACTAGAATAACTCCCTACGTCATGTCCGCACCATGAAGTTAAATCCAACCGCAGACTTAAATAGTTGGTGCGGCTCTGGTCAGGGAGGGTCCAAGGGTAAATGGCTTTCACCACCTCACTGTGGCGGGGGAGTGTCTAAATCATGGCGGTTTGGTTGTGTCCCCCGCTTTTTTAAATGAAACTAATAAATTGAAGATATGAATTACGCACAAGACATGCTTATTGATGAATCCGCTTTAGAACAAGACTGGTTAGAACAAACTGGTTTAGCAATAAAATACGGACGCAATTGGGCAGAATGTAAGCAAGAATTAATGTTAACTGAAGAGAACATTAAACTGGTAAGGTCAGAATTAACCAAAGAGGTGATGGAAGATCCTGACCACTATCTTGGGGAAGGTCTGAAGGCTACCGCCCCGGCTGTGGAAGCGTATTACAGGAACCACAAGCGACATAAGGATGCTAAGAAAGAAATGGTTGGGGCTATGTTTGAAGCTAATGTAGCGGAGATTGCTTACAAAGAAATCAGCTATACCCGAAAAGCCGCCCTGGAGAATCTTGTGAAACTTTATATAGCAGGATATTTCGCTGGCCCATCTGTACCTCGAAATATTACTGAGGAATGTGCATTACGAAAGAAAGATTTGAACCATCGAGTAGGAGCTAAATTAAAAAGGAAAAGTAACTAATAAAAACGTAGAAAAATGACAAAAAAGAAAAAAACATCATTCCGAGGAAGAATTGGTCGGAATATTGAAAAAAAGAAATCCGAAAGAAAAGGACGTAGTTATCTCTCCTTACCTGACGGAGTGACTTTGTTTAAACCTGAAAAGGGGAGTGTGAAGTTTGACATCCTACCTTATATTGTAACCGACGAAAAACATCTTGATCGAGATGATGACCACGGCGATGCTGTGGTTGGAGATATTTGGTGGAAAAAAGCATTCAAGGTACACAAAGGAGTCGGAGTGGATGGAGAGACTGTAGTCTGTCCTAAAACCTTCGGCAAACCTTGTCCAATCTGTGAACATGGAAAACAATTGAATGATGATGGTGAAGAGTGGGATGATATCAAAGAGATTTATTCCAAAGATCGTTCCTTATATGTAATCATTCCAATTGATGCTTCAGGGTTTGAGGAGGAGTATGAAGAAAAGCCTTATGTACTTGACATGAGTTACCATTTGTTTGAAAAGCAATTGGATGAAGAATTAGGGATTGATGAAGCGTATGAAGCATTTCCAAATCTTGAAGGTGGATTAACCCTGGATGTTCGTTTCCGGGAAAAGAAATTTGGCAAGGCTGTATATTACGAAACTGCTGTAATTAAATTTGAGGAGCGGGATGCGGATTATGAAGATGCCTTTGTAGATGACATTCCCAATCTGGATGAAATGCTTACGGTTCTTTCTTATGATCAATTAAAGACCATGTATTTTGAACAACAAGATCCGGACGAGTCCCCCGAATTTGAGGAAGTTAACGACACGGAAATCTCTGCAGAAGAAAAAACCAAACCACCCAGGAAGAAGAAGAATACGAAAGCTGAAGAAGTTGTGAAGGAACCTGCAGAGAAAAAAGAGAAACCCACTCGCAAGAAAATCACTCGCAAGCAGCCTGATGAGACCTCCGAAGACGAAAACAAATGCCCGCACGGTCATGTATACGGACAGGATGGAAACAAAAAGAATGAGTGTGCGGATTGTGAATTGTGGGATGCCTGTATGGATGAACAAGAAAAAAACGAATAATGAAAACAAAGAAAAGCACAACCTTTATTGGATTTCACATCTCTATTAAAATGGATCAATGGATACAGATGGGTGTTATCGCAAGAAACATCTCTGTATCCCAAATGGTACGTGAATTGGTAGAGAAGTGGAGAGATGATAATCAAATTACAGAGGAGAAATCAATTTGTGGGATTGTTGAAAGAATGAAAACAGAGCATATGGTACTTTCTTTACGCTCGAAAGTGGATGGCGAAAAATTCATAACTCATTGGAAAGGAATTCTTTCAAAGAAACTCACCACTCCTCTCGTTAATAAAATTATCAAAGCCTATGAAACGAGCAGCACCAACCCTCAGTAAGCAGAT